GATTATCGCCATTCGCTTCTAGCAACCTCGAGTCCTCGCAATCTTTTCTATTCAGCAGCACTAAAGTATACATGATTCCCAGACCACAAGCAACATCACAAAAAATATTGTCGTCCAATAATTGCCAGGGATTGGGCCATTTTGGCCTATCATCCCAGTGCAAATAATAGGGCGACCATGGAGCACAGGACCACCAATTATCAATTTCTATCAGAGCTGATTGTAATGTGTGACCGGAGCAATTCTTTCTCAGAGTTGACCAACTTAGCAATCGTTGATCAAAAGTTTTGTACCACATCAGCCCAATCGCTGCACTGAATATCGCAGTATGCCACTGGTGGTCAATAATGTAGAACTATATCTAAATGTGATCACACTGCCAGTTTCCACAGTGCTAAATGTCACCCCTGTACTGGCATTTTGTACAGCACCGGTATCACCTGTTGCCAAATCACCGCCGGTACCATCTGTGGAAGCAACTATGGTGTAAGTTCCTGTTCTGGTTGTGTTTCCCCGAATTATGGTATAATCAACTCTCAAGGCCCGTATCTCAGTTGCATCAACAGTGAAAATAGTTGCGTTGGTTTGATTGTCTAAAATTACTTTGGTTTCGCCAGACTCCCTGATAAATGTACCAAATCTTGTTTGCTCGGCATTGTCCATACCAAAACTGGCTTGCCCATTGAGTTGTATTCTGGGAAATACAGTAGAAAAATCTGCAGTTCTTTCAAACAAATCCGCTATACTGACATTATTGGCACTAGAAAAATATATGATACTGCTGAATGGGTTGGCAACTCCTAAAAAATGATTGCCTACATCTAAAAAAATATTTTGACTGGACACTGTCAGTGTAGCAGAAGTATCAGTGTATAATCCTTCAACATAGATATTGTCAAAAGAATTTCTTACTACACGAAATCCCAATGATGTATCGCCTGCATTGTAGTTCAGTCTTATGCCTTGGTACAAAGTGTCAAATGCACTGTCGCTGACAGCAATGCTTTCGATTGATTGATCATTGTAAATTCCATAATTGGCATTGGAAAAACTACATCTTCTAAATGAAATATTGTTGCTGATCAAACTCACACTGCTGGCAAAACTGACACAACTAATACCAACCCCTGCATTATTAAGATCCGCTTGTTCCAATGAACCTATGAAACTGACATCTTCAAAAGTACATTGATTGGCATCTTCAATTAAAAAAACACTGACATCATCATCCAAACTTTGAAATGCAAGATCTCGTATGGTCACATGTGTGGGTGTAATAGATCCGGGCTGACTACCAATATTGACCCCTGTGTCTTGATTGTTGTCACCATAGCGTGCCACATAAGCCCGTAGTGCGCTGTCGTCGGCCGAGGCTGTCATTTGTATGATACTGTTTAGTGAACCTTCACCATACAGAGTTGCATAGGGAGGTATCACTATGGTTTCTGTTATTTTGTAAATTCCAGCAGGAAAAAACAAACTTCTTCTGATTTGTGGGTTGATTTCCCTGCAATACAGTTGAAATAGTGCACGATTGATGGCATCAGTGTCATTGGTTACACCATCACCAGTTGCACCAAAACTTTTAACGCTGACCCATTGATCTAATTCTTGTTGTAAAGTCAGTGACACTGGATCACTGGCAGATGGTCCGGTCTGTACTGTATAACCTGCTGCACTGCCCTGATAGGTATAGCTGTCAGACATACTGAAAATATCAGAGAATTCAGTCAATATTTCAGTGTTGCCCACAGTTGGCGCACCTTCATCCAGTGTACCATTTCCTATATACAATCTTCTTTGGTCCAGTGTCCACCCCAATTCACCACCAGCCAACTGGGGCAAATCTTCTTGTAGACCTTTCCTTGCTGTGATTCTAGATACCTGTACTATGGCCATGATCGTTTTTCCTCTAAGGTATTTATCGAATCATTGCTGATAAAATTGTTCTAATCTCAGCCACCATTGCTGTTCCCAATGTCCAAATTCGGCCCCATCTATGACAAATTCCTGACAGACAGGATCACTGATCAATTCCAAAGATTCATTTACATCGGGCTTCACACACATGAGAATCACGCCTTTTTTTATCTTGGTGTCAAACAATTCGTTGTGAGCTAATGCATAGGCAACTAATTGCAATTTGTAGTCATCAATCCACGACTCTTTTTTTGGTTTGTTGGTTTGTTTGAAATCAATGATTGATTCTTTGCCTTTGTGCATTCCCACACAATCTGTTGTTCCTGCATAAATTTTGGGAAAATACAGCGGTACTTCCACCCCCCAAAATTCTGTGATATGACATAATCCATGATCAATCACTGTCTTGGCCATTTCATAGCTGGCCCAACTGTAGGGATTGCTACCTTTGTTGGGCATTTGTCCCTTTTTGATATATTCTTCCAAGTAACTGTGCATCCTGGTGCCACGATTGGCTGCTTCGGTTGTGATCTTTTTGGCTTTGTCATGGCCCACAAATTTACGCCAATCTTCTAGTGCTTGTATTTTTTCGGCTGGTTTAGTGGCATCTAAAATTGTGGTCACCGAAGGTAACCGATAACCATCGGGGGTGGCATATAATCTTCGCCCATTGACTGATTCTCTTGACAAACTGTGATATTTAAATTTTTCAATATACATTTAGGTTTTCACTGTGAAACTGTTTCCACATCCACAGCGTTGATCTTCATTGGGGTTAACAAATTGAAACCCCTCATTGAGATTTTGTTTGATATAGTCAACGGTCAAACCAGTTAAATAAATTTTATCTTGCTGGTCTATATAAACTGAAATATTATCAAAGTCAAACCTGTCAAGGCCAGGATATAAATTATCCACATATTCTAACACATATGCCAAGCCACTGCAACCTGTAGTTTTAACCCCTATTCGTATACCAAGACCATGACCACGATTTTTAATTCTTTGTTCGATTTTTTCTCTGGCCTGTTCAGTCAGTGTAATCATTCGCCGAACTTCTATCAACTTGTTTCTTTTTATAATCCTTAATTGCTGCAGAAATGGCATCAGAGGCCAAAATCGAACAGTGAATCTTGACAGGGGGCAGAGCCAGTTCTTGGGCAATTTCTGAATTCTTTATAGATCCTGCCTGGTCCAGTGTCTTACCTTTGATCCACTCCGTAACGAGTGATGAACTTGCGATCGCCGAGCCACAGTTATGCGAGCCGACTCTTTGAGAAAAATATACATGTGCTCCCTCCTGTAATTTTAGATCATATACAAGAACATCTTTACCGCTTCTCTTACAGCCTCGCAAAGAATTTTTATTTAACGATGATACTTCTTCAATAGCAATAACTTTCATACCATTATGGATAAAATTTTGAACTTTTTCTAGTGAATTATCTATATCTTCTATTGCTAGAAATAAAGGTTCATACCCAGCAGACAATAATTGTTTTGATCTTTGTTCAATATATTGAAATGTGTCGGATCTATCTTGCATGAATGATGGCATTTTTTTAGTGTATACTTCAATACATTTTTTCTTACCGGGCACAATAAAATCAGGACTTACTGGACCGGTTGAAGATTGAATCCAAATTTTTCCTGCAGACCATCTTGCTGCCACATTGTGTTCTTCAAACAATGAGATAAATTTCTGTTCAATACTTGTGGGCTTGGTGAAGTCTCGATTTTTCATCCCCTCTTGCCATTTTTGGATATATTCAGGGGAATTCCAATTTCTTTTAGATGCGCTAGAAATTTTATTTTTTTTGCCTATTGGATCTTTACATACATACCCACGTTGATTTTGTGGCAAAGATGAATGATCAACTGTCTGATTCCATTTGATCATACGTTGACTATTTTTTTCCTTAATTGCTTTTCGATGCCTGTTATTAGTTAATATTCTTAATTCGTGTTCTGTTATTTCATACAATTCTTGCCCTGGTTGGAGCATTTGTGCCTCAACCGGTTTATTATCAGCATTCCAAAAGATATGTTCTTTCGTGCAAATTAATGAAAATTCCCCAGACCGGATATTCTTTCTTGAAGTTTCTCTTTGAAATGTAATTCTTAGTAATTCACTAACTGGTACAGCTCGAATAATAATATTAGCAATTGGTTGATTAACGATTTTTTGTCCGTTCCATGCTAATACCAGATCGCCTACTTTAAGTTCTGAAATTTTCTTACTATGTGTAGGTGTGTTTATTAGAGCATTACTTGTTAAACAGCCATAAGTCTTGAACTTTGCATCTTGAATAATGCCATTTTCGTCCACTTTGATCTGCAGTTTCATAACGTCACCGCAAGCCGGCGCACCAACCATACCGGTGCCGACTTGCGGGTCCTCCTTGGAGAATGATCCTACATTACGAGGATTTTCATAATGGTCTATGACTTTGTCTGAATATGCCATTCTTTATCCCTGAAATCTATAGCTGTCAGAGCTGCTAGTAGAGTTTCTAGCTTCTAGCTCTCTTATATCCATTGCAACATCAGCAACACCATGCCAATCTTCCAGAGCTATCATGACTTGCATATATTCTATTAAAATAGCCCGTTGAGTTTGAAAATCTTTGTAATCTTTCATTGATGTAAAATACTGCCAACAGCAAGTTTCTTTAGGCAGGTGGATTGGTATTTTGCTCTGCAGTTGGTTCAACGGGTGTATCGACAGGTGTCTCAACACCTTGTTCTTTTTTCCACAATGTCCATGCACCATATATGATAGCAGCTAGACCTGCAAATTTTGCCGATGCTGGCACTATAAGAAAACATATGCCCATGGCAATCAGTACTGCACCGTCCCAACTTGTTCTTTCTTTGGCGCGGGCGATTACCCACTGTTTAAGATTTGTGATCATTTAAAATCTCCTATTGTAATTATTTTATTTTTTTCTTTGCAGCTCTCTTGGCCATTGCTGCAACAGTTTTTGGTCTTGGCGGTTTTTACCTTTTAAAATTTGGCTGACTCGTCTTGGGCCGGGCATGATATTATGATCTTTTTTTGGCAGCGCGATTAGCTGCTCGCGAAACCACTTCTTGAGCCTGCGGCACTGACATTGTGTCTGGCAATTCTTGGCTGCCGGCGAAGAATATTTTTCCTTTGGGAATGTCAACAGTCTGAATCACTGTGTTCAGTGGTGGTTGACCACTCATTTGTTCAAGTTGATTTATACTGACCTCTACCCCAAACATGTCCGATGCCAAATTCTTAAATGCTTCGAAGTCAATAGATCCGTCAGCAGCAAAGTCTTTGTTTTGAGTGCGGAGAAATTCCGCTACCCCCAATAAGTCTCTCTGTAAATTATTGATTGGTTCAGTGACTTCAAAAATTTTCATCTGCGTTCTCTTCCAAGATTTGCACCGCCCAAGGGTTGCAATTCTGTGCCAAGATCCGTCGGTGGTGGTTCTGCATCCGGCGAGGGTTCTTGAGCTGTCATGTCTGGCGGCATTTGAGTTTGATCCATGCCCGGCATTGGCATGGCATTTGAAGTATCAACTTCACCTGTGACCAAATTCAGTGCTGTCTGTAATTGCTGTTTGGTATTTTGTAAATTGGCAATTAATGATTCTAAAGCCTGTGTGACATCACGATTAAATTGTAGACTTTGATCTGTGCCTATGTTGTTTTTGATACTGTCTACCAGTGCTGGCAATTCTTTGAATTGTGCCTCGCTGACTTCTTCAACCATGTTTTGAATTTTATCAACTAGATCTTGGGCTGCCAAGACTACCTGGGCTTGTTGAACTTCACTTTCAGCCAACATTTGATTGTGATCAGGCTGATCACCGGAATTTAGATAATCAGTCAACCCTTGCTCTAACATCAGCAATTTGAGATAAGCGGAATTATTTTGACTGTGATAAAAGTCTGGCCTCGACTTGTAGTGTTCTAATAATTTTTGAACCTTGTTCAAAAATTGCTGAGCTTGACCTTCGTTTAATCTATTTAGATTTAGACGCTGTTCAAAAAAGCCTTCAAAGACATTTTGTACAAGTTTAGTTTTTTTAGTGGTAGCCAAATCAGTGAGCTTCATAATAAAATCCTTTTTGCTGTAAGTATTTAGCCTGAATTATGGTTTTTTGTAGCTGGTAATTATTCAAGGCTAATTTTTCTCTTTTGGTATCAAGTTTGTTGTCCAACAATTGGCCTTTGTTTTTTTTATGTCGTCGGGCTATCTCGGTGACTGATTCCAGATCAATGACTAATCTTTTTTGATTACTGTCAAAATATTTTATATTTTTTGCCAACTCAATTTGACCATGCTTGTCTGCAATACACCAGGCCAATGCAGAGCTGACACTGTAAAATTCTGCAACAAATTCTTGTCTTTTAAAAACTGTAATTTGATTTTTATCAAATAAATTGATACGGTATGTACCGAAAATATAATAATCTCTATCTTTTTTATATATTAGATTATGGTTGATTTTATCTTTTTCACGAGATAAAAAATCTATCAGTTTGTCTATCATTTTATAACGTATGTGCCCAACAAATAACCCAATGCTGTAATTAAAATTGCAATCACTCCCAACCCCCATTGTATCAGTTGATCGTTCCTACGACTGGAAAGATCAATTACTGCACCGTGTAGTTCCTTGATCAAGGATTCCAACGCAGTGATTTTGAGGTCTACTTCACTGAGTTTGTGCTCTAGAAACTTGTATCTTTCAGCACAGAGTTCTACATGCGCTTCCAGACTTTTCTTTTCTATGTCAGTGGTGTCGGGCATAAAATTTCCAAAATATAAATTTATTTACCAATTTCCATAGTTTCGAATCGAATATTCACATCGGGAATCAGTGTACAAATATCAGTTTTTTGTTCTCCCAATCCCACAATCATAGGTACACCATTGGCATGTTTTTTCAGCAGACCCAGACTGTCGTTGTCCATTTCAAAAATAGATTCAAAATCAGTTTCAAAATCAAAGGACCAGAATCCCGTGTGTTGATCCATGATTGGTTGGCTGATATTCATAGGTTGAGTAAATAGACCTATCAACTGTAGCAGTGTTTCATAATTGCGTTGTTGATTCCTGGATTTTATCCATTCAGACTCGTTGGTAACCGTTTGTCCTGCCTGGTCTGTGAATGGTAGTCTACCTGCTCTATAATGTCCGGTAACCCCAGTCAATGTACAGTCAAATAAGGTTAAAATTTTAACTTGCATGATCTGTATATTTAAGAGCAAAAAAAAGCCCTGGATTAAATCCAGGGCCAAGTTCCAATCTGTGTTGGATTAATCAGGTTGTCAGTTTGAAACCTGCATTGGTGCAAGTATTTAACTGGTTCACACCTGCCACTACTGCAACGTTTCCAGCCTCTAAAATTTGTGCTGTAGTATACCCAGTTGGATATAGAGCAATACTGAGTGCTGTGGTATCGACCTGATAAACAGCCACTGTGCCTAACTGTTGAATGCCACGGATGACGTTGCCAACAAACTCATTGACACCGGTTTGTGTGGCCATGGTATTGGCTGCAACTAAACGGAAAAAGTCTAACTTGGGACCTTGTGGTTGAGTTGGCGTTGCCGAAGGATACGATGTAGTTGGATCCACTGGACCGTTCTGTGTATCCAAATTAAATACTGGTTGTGAATCACCATTAACGATTGTAACTATTGCCATTTTAAATCTCCTAATTTGTGAGTCTTAAACTCTACAAGTATTTACCAAATTTGGCAAAAAAACGGTTTTAGAGTTGAGATTTTTTTAAATTGGCTATAAGATTATAAAGATCGCTGTTCATCAATCGCTCGCGCATCAATGCAGACAACTGGTTTATTATTTCAATACGATGTGATCGTGTTTGATTATACCACTCACTGATTTCTCTTCGCAGATTGGCTTGTCTAGGACCAATTCTATGATATTTTCTTTGTATGATCATCATCATATTGTTGTAGTCGTCTAGGTCAAGCCGACCGTCTGCCAATGCTCTGATATTTCTTTTGATATTGTATAGAGGTAAACTTATATCAATGTTGTTGTTCATGCGATCCTCATAGTCCTCTGCATTTACCACAAAATTGATCAAGTTGTATAAATCTTTTTGACTGGTTCTGAATCCATCGAAGCTGAAATTGTTGGCGATTGAACTTGTGTAATTTTTGGCAGCAGGCAAATCCACCAATGCCAAAACTTGCAGAGCCAGCAGATGTTCAAATAATCTTTCCATGATATCACTGAGACTGTATTGGTTGATTTGACTGATCTGTCTAATCATTCTGCTTTCCACAAGCTCTTGAATAAATTTCATATTCTGGGATTATTTCTTTGTCGATTTTTTGCAATAAACGATTGTGGGCTGAATCTCCCAACTGCTTTTGCATAGCCAGCTGGTGTGGCCATTACCCAACCTTCTTGTCCAGGATGAGCTCGATCACCCTGTAATTGTATATCAACTTTTAATTCGTGTAATAGGTAAAAAGCATCAAATGCCGCTGCCAAAGCAGACACATTGGTTGAATTTGATTGCAAATC